AGATCCCAACCCAAGTGGAGAATCCCCAATCACGCATCTGTTCAGCGTATGAATGCCAGATGGGAAGGACCGGTGGAACTTGCTCACACACCACCCAATGCGGGTGAAGTGCTTCAGTCCAACGCAACACCTCCGTGATCAATTGACCACGGTCACCCTCAATTCCCTTCTTGGACCCTGCAACGGAGAAGTCCTGACACGGTGGGGACGCAATCAATCCAACAGTCTTCCCTGCGAACTGCTCCACCGGGAACTGTGCAATGTCAGCCTGAATGGTGTTGTGTCCCGCTGCAGCCCGTGTTGCACACGCGGCCTTGTCCCACTCGATACCAATCTCCTGAGCGTGCAGGTCAGGGTCCAACATTCTCAACCCTTCAGACCAGCCACCGGGACCAGCGAACAGGTCAACGATGATTCCCATTCTTCCTCCTTGCGCGCCATTCTGCAGCGTAGGCAGTCTGAGATGCACGACACTCACCGCATCTGCAGCCTTGGATGTAGGCAGAGCGAGTCCCACACACAACCGGGTTCCTCATCCTGCGTTTGATGGTCATCTTCCTTCTCTGGGTGTAACCCAGCCCACCCCAGATCCCATAACGCTCATCATTCTGCAACGCAAAGTTGAGACAGTCCCATGCCACGGGGCATTGGTCGCATATCTCACGCGCGCGCTGGTTGGATTTCCAGTCACCCTTGCGTGCAAAGAAGATGTGTCCAAGTCCCTTGCACAATGCGTTGTCTGTCCAATGATCTGACACCCGTTCTTCAGTCAATATCCTGCAGCCTCACTTGCACGGGACCGTGACAACTCTGCACGGACGTTGGACAGACGCGCTTCCAAATCTTCAATTCTGCGTTCCAGCTCATCAATGGCTGTGATTGCGTCCAGATACAGTTCACGGTCTGGTTCCGTGGCAATGGCCTGTGCTGCAAGACGAAGCGTGATTGATTCAGACATTCTCAACTCCCATGAGGTCAACAAAAGTTTTCAATGACATTGTTGTGTACCACGCTGCAGGGTTTCCCTTGCCGCGTCGCTTATGGACAACAATTCCGGTTGAACGGTTCGCGTTGCGCGCCTGGATCTCGACATCATCCACCCAGCCTGCAAGGTCTAACCGTGCATGGTTCTTCACTTGGATTGCAGGGAACCCGATATGTGGCACCCAAATGTCTGCGATATCTGCAGAGTTCCCTGCAGGAACACGCTCTGCATGGATTCCCCTCAGTTGCAGGTAGTCACGCACCGCACGTTCCGCATCGTCTCCCAGACGTTTGTTCTTGTTCACCATCAGAACCACCCTGACATGACTGCTGCTGTGAACAGGATCACGACACAGACAACAATCCCAATTGTGGTCAAAGGCCAGATGTCCTTCATTGTTCCTCCGTGACCATGAACAGCACCAATGTGAGGATTGCAATCATCACAATGAAGACTGCAATCAGACCAATGACACCGGTTCTGGTGGATGCTTCAGCGATTCCACCCAAGGCCATGAGTCCGAACACCACCCCAAGGAATGCGCCTAGTTGCTTGAATGCGCTCATTGTGCGTTCTCCTTGAGACGTGAGGTTGGGTGATTACACATGGACCGTTCCTCTTCCTTCACTAACTGCTGGAAGCAGTCATGGTGTGTGAACTGGAACACCATTGTTGCTGGAGTTCCGGTGAAGTCTTCTTCACAGTTCAGACAATGCAGTTGGTCAATCATGCTTCAGCCTTCTTTCTGAGAGTCTCGATACCTGCTGAGTCAATGCGGAGTTGCCCGGATGGGAGACGGTAGGACTTGATGAGACCTTGGTTGGCCCATCGTCTGACGGTCTCTGATGAGACGTGCAGCAACGCTGCAGCCTGTCCGGTGGTTAGGTGTGCGGGTTCTGTCATGTTGTGTCCTTGCAGTTGGATGGTCATTGTTGTTCGCATCTGGAGAGCCAACATGACCGGTTGGGTCTGTGATGGCTCCAGCCTCTGAGGTCTGTCCAGAAGATCAGGGAACCACAGTCTGTGCAGCGTTGCGGGTGTCCGTCATCGTCCAGATAGTCACGGTCGGGATGGGTGGAGGTGATGAGGTCAATCATCACAAGAGTGTTCCGGTCATTCATACGGGAACTCCGGCATTGTTGCAGGGTCAAGTCCCATTTCTGTGATCCATGCACCTAGAGCGCACATCTTCGCAAACTCGACTTCCACGGGTGTGCATTGCAGACACAGCACCTCTGCAACCACTCCCCATTGAATCTGTTCATCAATGGTCTCTGCACGCAACCCGGACAGGAGCGCATAGGTCAACCGTCCTTCCGGTTCGCTCTGCTCTGGAATGAAGTCACTCATCACATCACCTCATCATCAAGGAACGCTTCTGCAGCGTCTTGGAAGAACGCTGCATCTGACATGAACGATCCTCCATCCACCTCATAACAGCGGACCAATGCTGCTGCACGCATCAATGCAGAAGATGCTGTTCCGTAGGTTTCAGACCACACCTCCAACCCATCGTCAGATTCAAGAATCCAGCCTTCAGGAGTTGGTGTGATGGTGATCACGTCTGATGGGAGATGTTGACCGGTCTTGTGAATGTTGAATGAGAATGCTTCCAGATAGTTGGTCATTGCTGTTCCTTCTGAATCTTGAGTTGGTGCATGATCACTTCAATGCGGTTCTTGTCGCTTCTGAATCGTTCAATCGTGTCTTCATTGTTGGTGCAGAGACGCTCATTGCGTATCGCTCCACAGAGTTCTGCGTGATGATCGATGAGCGCAATCTGCAACACGTCAAGGTCTGCTTCAGTCAACTTCAATGTGAAATCCTGCATCACTTCACCTCCAGTTCAGTCATCATGTGAATGATCTTCTCAACAACAGTCTCTGGGGTGTCATCGAAGGTTGAGTATTCAGCAACGTCTCCTTCACCGTCTCCCCAACAGAACTCATCCAGATGTCCCCTTGCCTGCGTCCAGTTCGGACCATCGAACCAGCCCGGACCAACCATGAACGGTGGAACCCATTCATCATCCAATGTTCCAACATAAATGGTGGCGCATCCTCCACCGGTCTGCTCCACATATGCGGTCACTCCGGTGCGATCGATGATCTGAGCGGTGATCCAATCCATGTCCAAGTCTTCAGTCATTGCGTTGTCTCCTGTTGTTGAGTTGTTGAGTGGTTGAGTTGTCGTGTTCATCCGTTTTCCTGACAGACCCAGCACCATTCTTCCGGTGAGGTTGACCAGTCCTGAGCATCCTTCAATGTCTCATGTGTGCAGAGTCCCCCGTGATCCTCACAGAGAGTCACCCAACGGAAGACCTCATTGCACATCTGCCATTGATGATCATCAATGATCATGACAAGAGTTCCGGTTGACTTTGCAATGAATGCCTTCCTGCATCCCTGCTCTGTCTTCGCTTCCTGAATGCGGGTCATGGTGTTCATGGTTGCTTTGCTCCTTGGCTGGGGAACCCTGCGTTCCCCACACACACAACAATACACACATTGACCACATCTGCAACGGATACCCCGGATCCCTGTCCCAGAGCCACAAAACGCAGAAGACCCCCACCTCAACCAATCACGGGAGGTGGGGGTCTTCGCAGACCGGCTCAGTTGTATGTGTGAATGGACCCCATGTGAAGGGTCTTCATTCCTAATCAGAGGAGCAGGGGAGCCTCTGTGATTGAGCCGGAGAAACTCACCAAGGATTCACCAGAACAGGAGTGACCGTGGCAATGACAGACGGAACAGCAGGACGGACAGGTGCAGTCCGTGTCCCAACAGCAATCAGAGAAATGTCAGCGTGTTGGGGTGACCACATGAGCTGGACATACTCATTGACTGCAGTTGTACGAATAACCCAGTTCCACGCTGCAACAATTGCGGTGTTGTTCCCTGCAACCTGAACATCCGTTGTGGAGTTAGCAACAGGAGAACCATTCTGAGCCAACCAAATGGACACATCTTCATGTCCACCAGAACTCTTCAACAACTGTGCAGAGAACTGCACATTCCAGACACCCGGATTGGCAATCACCATTCTGCTGGAGTTCTCGACTGCAACTCCAACAGAGATGTCTGTTGTGTTCAACGTCATTGCAACAGCAGAACCTGCAGCAGCAGTCTGAGTCTGAGAGGAACTGAACGCACCGCAATATGACAGAGACCCTGCAGGACCGGACACACCAGCAATCCGCACATCCTGACCAGACTGCTGAACAACCAGAATCCGGTCATCAGATTTGAGTTGCACGGTATCCAGGCGCACCGTCAGGTCTGCGCTCATCGAGTCACGTCCTGCACAATGAACACCTGACCAGCAAGAAGAGTTGTGACAACCCCGGAATTGTTTTCTGAACAATCCCACACAGCAGTCTGAGGTGACAGAGCAGCGGTGGTTGCAGTCCCAAGGGTGCAGGCAAACGTTCCTGCAGTTCCGTTGGTGACCGTGCAAGTGAAGGTTGCAAGAACAGCGGTGGACGCGGCGGTGTCACGGATCTGAGCCTGATAGGTCCGGCCCGTGATATTGATTGCGGAACCTGCAGCGTTCTGCATTGCCACGCTCACGGTCTCTGTGTCCCCGGTGCGGATGGTGAGCGGATAGTTCGCAGGAGTTCCCATCACAGACCTTCAGGCTTGGTTGGGTTGTGAACAGTCTTGGGAATCTCCGTGACAGTCACAGACGTTGAACCCTTGTCACCAATATTCACACCAGCAACAGAGGTCAGGACAGACAGTCCCGCTGCAATGCCAGACGTGACCAGCAGGGACTGCCAGTCAGCAGACATCCAATCAAACTGAGATGCACCGGCTATGGCAACCAGCGTCTGACAGAACGTCCTGATTGCACGTTCGATTGCGGACTTCCAAAAGGTTTGAGTGAACATCACACGTTCCAATCTTTCTTGGGGTATGGCTGAGTGTCTGGGAACTCTTCATCACCGTTGGGATCCCACGGTTCCTCTGTTGGATCTTCAACATCCGGTGCAGGGATCAGGTCAGGTTCAATGGTGATGGTCATTCCTCATCCTCCCAATCCTCTTCCAGTTCCTCTTCTTCGAGTTCTTCCCACTCTTCAACTTCATATGACACAGGCTGATTCAAGACTTGCCACAGACCATCCAGATACCCGGACGCGTCAATGATCGAGTCTTCAACCATCTGAGGTTCTTCATATGCCATCCCGGTGTGCAGAGCATGAGCGACACGGGACAACTTCATTGTCACCATGAACAGCAGCGCATAGGCCGCGTCCATGTGGACGGGTTCATGGTCACAGAGAGCTGAGAACACAGATGACACTCTGTTGTAATCCTGTGCAAAAGATCCGTAGGAAGTGTTCCGGTCACCATGTGTGAGCGCGAAAGCGTTCAGCAATGTGGATCCGTACTCATCCTCAACAGACAGTTCTGGTTGTTCTTCTGACATGACGCTTCCCCTGCGTTAGTAACGGTGAGCAATGAACTTGCTCAATGGCATTCCTTCATAACGTCTGCACAGATAATCCATGGAGACGAACATTGGACAGTAGGAACCATCTTGGACTTCATGCTTGACGATGATTCCCCGCCAATGATGGTTTCCCTGTGGGCCTAGATAATCCTCATGGTGCAGATAGCAGGATCCTGCAACCAGTCCGTGTTGGCTCTTGTCACCAACAAACCTGATTGCGTAATCCAATGTCTGCTGGTGACCCATCGTGAATGAGTGACCAATCTTGGACAGACGCAATGACGCTGCACCACCCAACGGTCTTCCCGTCATAGGTGCTATCCAGTAGTGCGCGTATCCCACACCATCGATCCAGGCGGGTTGCAGAAACGGATGCACCTTCCAACCGTGGTCTGCATAGTTGAGATCATCAAGGGAGATGATTCCATCCAGATGTGCAGCGTCTGCATCAATGGCCCGTTGAATCCTGTATTCATGGTTTCCGTGCAGAATGTGCAGTTCAGGTTTGAACTGCTTCTTCTGCTTCTTCTTCTGTTCCCTGTTGTGACGATTCAGAGCAGAGTTCAACACATCAAAAGCAGCGTTGGCTGACTCGATGTCATCCCGATATCTCCGGCCTTCATACTGACGTTTCCCAACATCATATGAACTGAGACTTGGCATATCTGCATGATCCCCAAGATGGATCACGCAGTCTGGTTTCTTGTCCACAATGTATTGACCCACCCAATACAGATGGTCAACAGGGACACCAGCCTTGGCCTGAGTGTCAGGGATGACAAGATGTGTTCTGACTTCAGTCATATGTGGCCCATCTGTAGGGGACAGGAATCACCAGCGACGCTTGCCGCGGTGATGCACATTCTCATGACGGTCAAGACGGTCAGCCATCTGGTCAACCTTCTT